AATTCAAAGTAGCACCACAAGCGTTCGGCGGGTATGGGTCAACTGGCAAAATAACAACTCAAATTTTAACTTCTGGAACTGCAGCAACTTACACACTTCCTTACGGCTGTTCAATGATTAAAGTAAAAATGTCCGGCGGAGGTGGCGCTGGAAGTTCAAACTATGCATCTTCTGGATCTGCTGGTGGCAATGGAACTGCTACTACATTTGGAACTTCTTTACTAACTGCCAACGGCGGAACTGGTGCCGGACTAAATACAATAAATGGAGGATCTGGCGGAGCTGGTGGTTCAGGAACAATTGGATCTGGAGCCACTGGTATAGTTCTTGTCGGCGGAACTGGGTCTGGTGGTACAAATACTAGTGGAGGAAGTCTTGGAGGAGCTGGCGGTAACAATCCATTCGGTGGAGCTGGTGGAGGAGGATGGGCGTCTTCTGCTGGAAATCCTGGCGCTGCAAATACGGGCGGTGGAGGAGGCGGAGGCGGTTTGTACGTCGGCGGCTACGCTACTGGCGGAGGCGGAGGTGCAGGTGGTTACATAGAAGCGACAATAGCCAATCCATCCCCATCTTATTTATATACAGTCGGTGCTGGAGCACCGCAAACTCCTTCTGGAGTATACCCTGGTGGAGCCGGGGGATCTGGTGTTATTATAGTAGAAGAATACTATGCATCACAAGTAATTTCAAACTATGACGGTCGTGTGGTTTCTGCTCAAGTAAGTGGAGTGCCTGCAAACGTTACTGCAAATAATCCAATAATATTTCCTACAGTCGATAAAGATTCAAATGCAGCATATAACGCGACTACAGGTCAATATACAATCCAAGTATCGGGAGTGTACTCAATACAAGCTTATGTAAATCCATCATCAGCCACAGCTGGCGGTAGTTTACAGATTTATAAAAACGCAGCTTTAGTTAAAGAGTTTAGTTTTGGCGGCACAGCGAATGCTCCTCAAGGAGGTAGCACATCGGCTTCATTTGTTGTTGGTGACATCGTAGACATACGTCCGAGTGTAAACATGTCAACTTTCGCTACGGCCTCTCGTAATAATTTTACAATTACACTGGCATCCGGCGCACAGAGCATAATGGCTGGGCAAGACATATCAATGCGAGCTACAAGCCCATCGGGAACGCCGCCCGCTACTCAAACTCAAATAGCTTATCCGACCGTTGTTTATGATTCGACGGGAAGTTATAACTCAAGCACTGGGTTATACACTTTTAGTGTATCTGGAAAATTCTATATCCATGCAACATTTAGTGTTGATGGAACATTTGCGACTTCATCTCTTGTTGACATAGCAATATTCCAAAATGCAACAAGCATTGCTTTCGAAAGAAGGTATGCAACGGGTAATTATACTGGATTAAGCTCAACGGCCTCCGCAACAATTAAAGTTGTCGCTGGGGACACAGTAGCGGTTAAAGTGAATACAAACGTCACAACGCCCATCTACTGGCAAAATGCAGCAGGCGGCAATGTGTTTGAAATAAAGCAGGTCAACTAGATGAAACTAATTAACGACCTACCCGTTATAACCGGAAGCTCAGACGCAGCAGATTCAGCATTCTTCGCAGGGATGCTTATCACGTTTGAATATCCTGGGATTGATAAATCGATTGTCGCTAAGTATTTCGATAAGCATAACAACTTAGTTCGTCATCCTATAGAATGTAATGATCCTTGTGATTTCAGCAGAGACCAAATGGTGCCATTAGTAAGTGCTATGAATCAAGGACTTGCATTGATGTATTTTAATAAAATGAAAGACAGACATTTCATTGCACCGAATGGCGACGTGCTTTCATCATCTGTGGTGAATCATTTAAAAATATGCGCAGGACTTAAGCCAAAGTTATTAGGAAAATTAGACCTGATTTTAGGAATTGCGTGGTCTTCATTCGTAGACAAAAAACACGAGGTCAATCAACTTTTGTGCCTTTGTAAAATCGCTGGTCCTGGTTACATGAAGTTACTTATTATGCTTAAAAAAGACTTAGATCAAAACATTCGTGACTATTACTGTGGGTGGAGAAATGAGCCTGAATTTGGTGAATATTTAATTAGTAAAATAAGGGAGTAAATATGAAAACACTAATAGCCGTGGCAGTAATTTTAATAATCGCTGGATGCACAACAAAGTATGTAATGAAAAATTGTGAGAAGGTAGACGGTAACTTCAGCATATGTGAAAAGCCGTGATGTATGAACAAGCTGATCTCAAAGAACATATCAACGCTGCAAGTATTTTGGTACTTAGTTACGGCTGTTGTAACGATCACAGTTTACGCTCTAACTACGTTTGCCACAGTACAGGACGTTGATAAGGCACTTAATCTTCATCAAGTACATGAGTCATCCCTTTTGCAAATGGTAGAAAAACGACTCGATAGAATAGAAAATAAATTAGACCAACTAATAAGTAAGTAACAACAACAAGGAGTAAACATGACATTAAAAGAACAAGTATTAGTAGCCGTAGAAATCGCAGCAAAAAAAATGATTAACGATAAAGCTGATGGAGTTATTGATATGGAGCTAAAAGCCATTGAAAAGCTAGTAGAAAAATACCCTGTCGTTATTGCTGCAATTGAAAGTGCTAAAGCTAAAATTGATGAAGTAGTTAAAGCTGAGCTTTTAAAGCTTGCTGATCATATTTCACCAAACGTTTAAGGAGTAATTTATGGTCGCTTTGTTTAATGTACTGATGTCTATAATTACTAAATATGTTGTCTCTTATATTGGAGGACCACTTGGTTGGATTGCTAGCAAAATTGTTGGCGCTCTAGGCAAGGACGCTCTTTTAGCCATAGAGGACATGATTGCAAAGGCAAAGCGATCTAAAGACCAAGCTGCTGCTGAAAAGCAATTAGATACTGTAGCTAAAGACCCAAAATCAACTTTAGAAGAAATAGGTAAAGCAAATGAAAATCTTATCAATTCTGGTCGGTAGTTTATTGCTTGTCGGCTGTGGTAACTCTAATTTGCCACCAGCACCATCCATTAAAACACAATACTCAATTGCTGTGCGTGAAGGTGTGGCGTACTGCCTACAGTATGAGATTCAGTCAGTGCATCCATACAAAGTAAAGTTTAATAAAGTGGTAGAGCTTGTAGAGTGTAATAACTTAAACGGCTTTAACCCACACGACATCACATTGATGCTTAATTACGTAGACGATTTATACTCGTTTGCTGATGCACATAAGAAGTGCTTAGTTAAATAGACGTTACCGCAATGTGTTAAAATAGTAAGTGTAATTTAAATAGAATAGAATATGCGAGTCAGGCACCACAATCTGCCTACTTCTTTAATAAATAATATATGGCTTTTTTGCGCTTGAGCTACCTTCTAACAAAATGGCTAATTCGACTCGAAATTAATGAGTATCAAGCACTGGCTAAACCGTAAAGGCACACAAGAGCGCAAAAAAGTCTTCTCTCTCAAAATATAGAGGTAAATAATGTCCTCAACTTTATCTAAAGGCTTTAAGCTTCCAGCCACAGGTGATCGTAATTTCTGGACTGATCTAGCCACTAATATCACTAAAACTAATGCTCATACTCATAACGGCGTAGACTCTGAAGCTATCAATATCACAAACCTCGTAAAACCCACCTCAACGCTAGTTTCTACATCATGGGTTGCTGTAGCTGGTGAGGCTGGATCGTTCAAACAGAGCGTTATTATGCCCGTTGGAGTGTTGTTTGATAATGTGATTGTAAAAGTACAACTTGGAAGTGAGCAAATTTTTCCAACTATCGTTAAAACTGCTGCATCTAGCTTTGATATTACCGTTAACGACAACACGATGAATTTAGCGATTACTTATGTCTGAGATACCTTTTGAAGTAAAATCATTTAGCGGTGGTATTACTGATCACTATGTAGGTGCTGCACCTAACATGGCTCAAGACGTGCGTAATCTCATTGTTGGAAAAGACGATAAGGCTCAGTCTCGTGGTGGTTTGACGTTAGTAGATGCTGTTCATAACCAATTGCCTTACGTTACTACTCCTACTCGTGTTGACTCTATTCACAAGTTTAAAAAGCAATACTTTGTACATCAAACTAAGAATAAGATTTACGATTCTACTTTAACTAACATTGTTGGCCCTACTGGTAATCAAGCATTCACATCTACGGCCGTACAGTTTAATAAAAACTCATATTGTGAATGGAATAACCATCTTATTGTTACGAATGACTCTAGCCAATTCCCGAACATGCTTTATCGCAGTGGTAGCTCGTTTGTTCTTACATCTATGGGATTGCCAAAGCCAGTCTCAATTAGTGTTACCGGATCTGTTGGTACAAACTCATATCTTTACGCTTTAGTTTATAAATATTCTTATTCAATTGACGGTGTTACTTTCTTAGTAAGGTCTGCTGTTAGCTCATGGTTTACATATACTGGTGCGGTTATTAGTGGCGCAAGCACTACAACTGTTACTTTACCAACGTTTACTAATGGCACTACAGACAATTTTGATACTGCTAATGTTAAAGTAGAGATTTACCGCACTCAGCTTGCTCAAACAGTATTTTATAAAGTAGGTGAGGTAGCATTAGGAACTGCCACTTACACAGACAATACTACTGATGCTAATTTAATCGCAGGGGTGACTCTTTACACTGCTACAGATGATTTAAACTACGATAGACCTCCAAAGTGTAAATTTGTATTTTCTCATAACGGTGTGGTTTATTACATTGGTGTAGATGGTGCTCCAAACACATTAATTCAAGGTAATCCATTACAGCCTCATGCTGCACCTGCTGGAAATGTTGCAGAGTTTGACGATGTAATCACTGGTGTGGGTGTTGCTAGCCAAAGTGTCGTTATATTCTGCAAAGACCGCGTATACAGACTTGATGGCATTTATGATTCAATCGGTAACGGTGGTATATTTAAAACAGAGATTAGTAAGAACGTAGGTACTTTATCGCATAAATCAGTAATCCAAACTAACGAAGGATTGTTTTTTGCCACTGCCACGGACGGCTTCTATTTCACTGATGGATATAAAGTATTAAGAATATCTGAAAACATACCGACTCGTTACCAGTCAATTGTTGGAAATGAGATAATTGCGTCAAGAATATATGGCTCTTACGATGCTGCTGAAAAGCGTTTATATTGGGCTTGTCACTCATCTGTCAGCTCTACAGACAATGATATGATTTACGTTTGTAATGCATTTGCTGGTGTAAGTCCTGTAATGCCGTTCTTTATTCTTGATGGTGGTAATTGGCCTAGTAACTTTGCTCCAACTGCTATTTACTTTGATATAGATAAGCTAATGCACGGTGATTCTCGTGGTTACTTATTTTACCAAGACCACACAATACTTAATGACCTTAAAATTGATGCCACAAAATCACCTACGCTGTGGAGTAATTTACCGATTATCTTTAACTACATTTCACCAGCATATGACTTTGGCGATGTAACTAGAAGAAAATGGGTAACTAAACTTATCGTGTACTGTGATGGTATTGCTAAAGTATCTATTCAGCCATCATCTAATAATGATAATATCGGTGCATGGAATAACTTAGCTGAGATTAAATCTAATAGCCCAATCTTGTGGGGTGACACTGGTATTACTTGGGGTGATGAAGTTTTAAGATGGAATTACTCACCTATTATTAGTGGTAAACGATATTTCCCTAAAAACTCTATTCGATGTTCATACAAACAAATTAGCTTAACAAATGCCTACACAAATATAGCCAGCCAACTAGATTTTGGCACTGTAAATGTAGACGGTACGTTAAAGCAAATAACTTTCACAGACACTACTCAAAACTGGTTACAAGACCCTGTAGATTATTACATTTCATTTCCTGATGATGCTTACGTGCAAGAGTTTAAAGTCACTGCACGCACATCTAATACTGTACTTACTGTAGAGGACATTGGTGGTCTTTTAACTACTAAAGCAAGTACTGCATGGAAGCTTAAAGGCTATCGTAAAGATGAATCGTTAAGGCTTTTATCATACACAATTATCTACACTCCATTAACACCATCGCAAACGGCGTATAAGGGTGCTACATGAGGCGTTTAGACATAACTAATGTAGATGATAAGGTGATTAGAGAAAACTTAAAGCAAGTCGATAATGAGTTTGCAAGTCAGCCATTATTATCAGGTCAGTGGGAGTCGTTTATAAGAGATTTTCCTACTGCTGGTACTTACACACTTAGTCACCACTTGTCAGTTAAACCTATGGACGTAATTGTTACTAAACAGGTCGGTACAATCACCTTTAATTACGATTTATTTACTACAACTACATTCTCAATAACTGTCAGTGCTGGTGCAAAAGCTAGATTTATAATTGGAAGGATTACTACATGATTTTTACTAACTGGTTAGATTTAAAGACTCGTGTGCAGGCAGAACTTGATATTCGTGACGAAACATTTATTGATAGTGCTGAGCTATTAATATACGCGAAAAAGGCCATTGATACGGCTGCTAATATTATCATTAATTTGTATGAGGATTATTTCTTAGTTAAAAGTACGATCACTCTAGTTAGTGGACAATCTGATTACAGCTTACCTACAGATATATTTGCACAAAAGATTCGTCGAGTGATTTACGATAATGGTCAAACTAAGTACGCTATTAAGCGCATTAAAAACTTAGATGAGACTGCTCAACTTACTCAAGCTGGATACCAGCACAAGTACATTATCACTAACAGCTTAACTAATGGTTTTAAGATGTCACTATTCCCAACACCTGTAGAAAGTGGTGGTTATTTAACATTGTGGTACTTGCGTAATGTTAGCCAAATCGCACTTGATGCTGATGTTATAGATTTACCTGAAGCTCACCACTACATCATGACTCACATAAAGGACTCTTGTCTTAATAAAGAGCGTGGAAGCTTAAACGCAGCACCTAGTGCAGAGCTAAAAGAGCAAGAACGATTATTAGTGGAAGCATTAACATGCCGTACACCAGACGATGACAATACAATTGAACCAGATATTTCATTTTATCAAGGAGTAAACTAATGAGCGGCGATAACCAGGAAAATCAAGCTATAGCAAGGCAGCAAGCAGAGTTAGCAAAACAGCAAGCAGCGGCAAAGCAACAAGCTGACATACAGGCACAAGTACAAGATCAAATAAAATCTCAAGTTGGAAATATACAGTATAATTCTCAAACTGCTGGATTAAATAAGGTTGCAGCTCCACAAACTTATGATGCTCAAGGTAGACCAATACGTAATGACTATCTTAGCTATAATAACGCCGATGGTACTGTTAAAGATCAGTTTTCTCAAGTTAAGCAAGACACTGGACCTGTATCACTAAATACAGACGCTCTTAATAAAATACAGAGTAATGCTTTATCAATAGGTCCTACAGAGTACGCTCAAGCTGCTCAAGCTAACTTAAATACACAACAAACAAACGCTCAAAACCAAGCTGTAAAAGCAAATGCTGCGTCTACTAATCAAGCTACTGAAAACATGGCTATGAAGGGTGGAGTATCTAGTGGGTCTCGTGAGCGTATTGCTCAAAATGGAATGAATAACGCTACATCATCATGGCAAAACCTACAGAATCAAGGCATTCAAGGAAGCAATCAAATTGCGATGGGTGATGCTCAACTTAAAAACCAAATGCTTACTCAGGCTCAAACTGGACAGGGAGCACTTGCTAATTTTAACCAAGGTCAACGTGCATATATGAGTCAACTTCAAGGGTATGACATTGGTAATGCACTTAAAGATACACAAGGACTTAATGCATACAATAGTAATGCATATAATGCAGCATTAAATCAATACGGCGCTGAAAAAAGTAGCCAAGCTCAAGCTTCTGCTGGCGGTGGTGGTGGCGGTGGCGGTTGTTGTACAATTATAGCTATAACTGGCGCGGCGCTCGGTGGTCATAATTCAGCTAAAGCATGTGAAATAGTTAACGGTACAAAAATTAATCCTGAATATATAATAGAAAAATATAAGTACGATGAAAAAGCAATGGAGGCAATTTCAGACCTTCAAGACTGTCGCTATGTTAGAGATAATATTTGGACTGTAAAACAGAAGCGAGGATATTATATTTTTTCAGAGACAGTTTCTCCAATAGTAGAGAAGAGTAAAGTTATATCTTATGTTGGTAAATACGCTCTAGTTAAACCATCAGCAAGCTTAAAGAACAGCAATAACGGATTTATATCAAAATCAATTGGAAAATTTTGGCTTAAAGTTTGGGGAATAATTGGTACAGACAATCCATTTAAAAGATCAAACGGCGAAATAGTTTAAATAAAATATAGGAGTAATTATGGAAAACACAAAGAGAGTATTTGAAGCAATCGGTCGCATTAAAGGACTTAAGAAACACACGCAAGCAATGGCTGATAAGCTAGATGAGCTTTTAAATATGCCTGAAGGTGATGAAGAAAACGCAGCAGAAGATAAAGCTGAGGGTGGCGTAGAAGAGCCAGGTGAGCCAAAAGTAGCAAGTATGGATGATCTTCATAAAGCTGCTGACAAAGAATTTGCTAAAAAGAGTAAGAAGTAAACTGATGAGTGATTTAGTAGCTACAGAGATTAGTGATTTAGTTAACTCGTTTGATAGCATGTCTACTGATGATATTAGGTCACTTATTCACGACATTGAGCAAAGAGCTATTTCTATAGTTAATGAAGACAAGAGCCTTGAGGCTGATGTGCCAGTTACTAATCACTTCTCTAAAGGTGTTTACGCTCGTGAGATATTCATACCAAAGGGTAGCTTTATCATTGGTAAAATTCACAAGCATGAAAACTTAAACATTTTAAGCAAAGGTGACATTTCAATATTATCTATTGATGGTGTTATGCGAGTTAAAGCACCATTTACTGTTGTATCATCACCTGGTGTAAAAAGACTTGCTTATGCTCACGAGGACACTGTGTGGACAACTATTCACGGCACTGATGAAACAGATGTAGATAAAATTGAGAGTGAGTTTATTGCTAAAGATTATAGTGAAGTAAATTTAATAGATGAAACTAAAAAATTAAAGGAGTTAGTATGAGTTGGGTAAATGTTGGTGTGGCGGCTGTTAGTGCTGTATCTAGTGCGAATAAAGCAAAGCACCAAAATGAGCAGCAACAAAAAAACAATATGGCACAAGCTGAAATGACTAAGTACAGCGATATTACTGGTAAGCAAGGTCAGCTAGATATGTCTTATATTCCTAGCCAATTTGAGGCTGGTGTTGGTGGTGGTATGCAAGGTTTGGCGATGGCTCAGTCGTTAAAGAATATGCAGAGCCAGCAAGGAGCATGGGATAGACTTGGAAAAGGTGATGCCCATGTTAATACTAAGTCAGTAGATAATATAGATGATCTTTCAAGCTTCATGGCATCAAATCCTAATAAATAGGCGGTAATATGGCTTACAATAATGAAGAGTTACAAAACGCTCTACTAGATTTACAGATGCAGCAGCTTGAGCCCACTCCTGTTAAAGCAAAAGACACTATGACTGAAGATGCGCTAGCTGGTGATATTTCAAAGAGAAAAGGCTACCTAGAGGATATGCGTGAAAAGCTATCGAAGATGTACGGTCAAGGTCAAGGTAATGACTTCTCAAACATGGACCTTAAACCATTCTTAGCCTTCGGTGATAGCATGGCTGGCACTAACTCTGCTGCTCAGTACACACCAATCGATAAGCGTTTAAATATGGCTAATCACCTGCAAAACACCATCGACAAAGAAGATCAAAAGCTTAGTCAAAATCAGCTTGATTACTTAAAGATGAAATCTACAGAAGCTACCAAGTTTGATGCTAATGATCTACGCGCTCAAATACTAGCTGCATCTATGGGGTTTCATGGACGTGTTGCTGATCAACGTGACGAAGTAATCCATAACAGAAATCTAAATGCTATGGACAATGATAAGAATCTGCAACAGCTAGTTACAAGCGCACAGAATCTTCAGACTGCTGTTAATAACTTCCAGCAAGGTGGCGCAAGTGCGCAAGAGTTTCATGAACTACAACAAGCCGTTCGTTCTAACCTTGGCATTAAAGGTGCTGGTGGTGTAGGTGAGCGTGAGGCTACTTATCTTCACTCATTAGGAATGAATGCTGCTGGAATAAAACAGTTTATCAGCGGAAATGTTGAGGACGTTAGAAACTACAGTCCTGAAATGGTTAATCAGGTTATTGGACTTGCTAATATGGAGCTTAATAATAAAAAGACATTTGCTAAAGCACAAATTGAACAGAAAAAAGCAGGTCATCAAACATTCTATAAAGGTAATCAATCAAGAGGTAGTGATTATAACAACGCTGCTGATTTAAAGATTAAGCAATTAGACCAAATATCAACAAATAACTCTGGACCACAAAAAGGTGAAGTTATTGATGGTCATGTATTCCAGGGTGGTGATCCGGCTGATGCAAATAATTGGAAGGCACAATAATGGGAAAGCCTTGGGAAAAATACCAAAACCAGCCAACTGGTAAGCCTTGGGAAAAGTATCAACAGAAAAAGCCTGATGAAGTTATTAACGAAGATGCACCAGGTATTTCTTTCGGTGATCGTTTCATTGCTAAAAACTTTGCAAACTCTCTTGAATCACAAGCGAAATACTTACAGCAAGAGCATCCTGATATGGACGTTAAAGCTCAAGGTAGTGATGTGCTTATAAAGCCGAAAGGCACTAATCAGTGGAGGAAACTTGATGCCGATGGAATTAACTCTATTCGTGACCTTACTGATGTTGCTCACGCTATTCCTGGTGGTATTGCAGATGCCGTGGGTGGTGCGCTTGGAGCTACAGGAGGTGCTTTGGCTGGTCCTGCTGGGGCCGTTGCTGGTGGTATTGCTGGGGCTGGTGCAGGTAGCGCTGCTTGGGAAGGCTTGAGACAAAAGATTGGTAAGTCTCTTGGAATACCTCAAGATGTAAACGGTAAAGATGTGGCACTTGCTGGTGCTATTGGTGCTGGTGGCGCTGGCTTACTTGGCACTGGTGCTACTAAAGGCTTAGTACAAAAAACATGGCAAGATGGAATGCCTAAAGCCGCTAGTCTGTGGTTTGGCCCAAGCGAAGATGTTGTTAAGCAATACACAAACAAAGCTACTCGCAGTGAGATTCAAGATCTTGCACAAGGATCTAAAGTAGATTTCGCTGATAACTTAGTTGGTAAAATAAAATCAGCACTTAATGGTGAAAGACAAAATGTTGGTGGCGCTCTTAGAAGTGAAATTGATGCTGCTGGTGGTAACGTAGACCTTAAGCCGATTAAAGATCAGTATTTAAAACATATAAGTGATCTAGAAAATCAAAAAGCTGCAATGCCAAACGCAATCAACGATGCAAAGCTTGCTGAAGCAAATAGTACATACAATCAAATGTTCAAAGGCACTCCTGATGAGGTCCCTGCTAGTGTGGCGTTTAAACTTCAAGAGGATCTTAAAGACTTCGGTGATCTTAAGCGTGTGGCTGGTGGTGTAAATTCTCGTTTTGCTTCAAGTGCTACTCAGGCAGAAAAAGACTTATCTAATAAAGCTGCTGGTGGTTACGCAAACATTAATGATCAACTAAGCACATTAACTAATGGGGCTTCACAAGATCTTAAAAATCAATATCGTGGTTTAATGGACTTGCAAGGTAACATCGCACCTCACTTAAAAACTGATCAAGCTGCAATCACTTCATTTAAGAATGTTGATAATAGCTCAAAGACTGCTTTTAAAGACTCAATCGATAAACTTGGAAAACTCACTGGACAAGATTTCACAGGTGACATGACTAAGATTCAAGCTGCTGATTATTTCGGTAGTAACTCAATGACTCCAATGTCTATGGGTGGTGCAACGTCTACAAGCCGTACAATCCCTGCTACAGCTTTGGGTGGTACAATTGGTGGTATTGCAGGTCATTTTATAGGTCACGGTAATCCTATGATAACTACGGCTGGTGCTGGTATTGGTGCTGCTGCTGGTAACGTGTTTGCTAGCCCTCCTGTTTTACGTGGCATTATAAGCGCTACAGACCCTTTAAGAGCTGGTGTTAATGCTGTTGGAAGGAATGTGCCTGCTGATCTCGCAAGGCCTATTATGGACCAATCTGCGTGGGATTATTTAAGAGATAAAAGTAAATAGGAGTTAATTATGGGTGATGGAATTAATGGAATACAAAATACACATACTGCTGCTGGATTAGATAAAGAGAGAAAAAGACAAATGCAGGAAAGTCTTTGGTATGGCTTAAAAGATAAAGAGCTTGATACTGCTCTTGCAAGCGGTAATGACCAAATTATGCCAGGTAATATGCTTAGACCTAGCAACATTGGACTTTGGTGGGAATTAAACGATACAAAGAATGGTAAAGATATGGGTGATCTTTGGTCTGATAGATACGCTGGGCATGTTAAAGACTATGAAAAGCGCCTACAGTGGAATAACGAGATGAATAAAGTAAAAGCAGACCCAAAATACAAAGATTACAACTTTTCAGCTTGGCACATGCAAGACGCTACACCTCCAAAGATATTTAGAAATGGCAATGTTGATGATGAAATTAAGTTAAGTGGATATTAATCAGCAAAGTCGAATCTATCCTTTAGAGTCATTTCACCACTAGATTTTATAGAGGATTTCATTTGCTCATAGTATGGGCTTGCTCTTAACGAATTTCTCATTAAGCACATATTCTCATAAACTAGATATGACCAGTATCCGACGCCGACTACTGCAATCAATCCAACTGCTTTTAACAATGATTTAAGTGGCGATTTCTTACTATCGCTTTGTTTCGACTTATTAACTTTTACCAGAATTTCTTGGTCTAACTTTCTTGCTGCTCCCATAACTACCTCCATGTAGTGCTTATCGGACTTTGGTCTAGAAACTTTAGGCGAATTGTAATATTTCTCACAATAATACACCGCGAGGACAGCTTTAATAGCTGATTTTCATTCTTACAGCGAATAAACAAAGAACATCAATATATTACAGCATGCCGTTAAAAGTATGTCGTATTGTAATATTCATATCAAAATAAAACACATTTAGTTAATGATCAAATTGGTAGACGCACTAGCTTGAGGTCTTTGAAAAAAGTACAATGAAGTTGTATAATTTCGATAGCTTAAGTCAAATTGGTGTGAGCTGAAAAAGGGGTTGTGGTAGACTGAAAACCAAATAAATAAATGCGAGAGTGGCGAAATTGGAAGACGCACAGCCTTGAGGTGGCTGCGATCGAAAGATTGTAGGGGTTCAAGTCCCCTCTCTCGCACCAACTATTTACGAGGTGTGTATGGCTGGTCTAACAATTAAAAAACCTGATGATAAGCGTAGGTCTTATTCTGTTCATATTAAAGAGAATATCAATGGTGAAGTTAAATATATAAAGCTTGAAGATGAGAGATTAGACTCAATAAATAGCGCATTAAAGAGTGGTCTTTTTAACAGAGAAGATGCTGAGATTAGGTTTAATGTATTTATAAACGACTGGAAAAAAGATAGAGAAGTAAATGAATCAGCTAAAATTAGGGCTATCACTAATATCCAAAACCAAAAGCTTTTCGATGAATATTGGAATACTGTTTATAAAAAGAAAAAGATGCTATCTAAAGATACGGCATATTCACAATTCATTTTTGCGCTTAAATCTATAGATAATCACTCAATAATAAGTACATCTAATGACGATCTTCAGAAGTGTGTAGATAAGGTATTTAATGAGATACAACATAGGCGATATGTAGGAAGGATAAATTCTCTTCTTAATCATATCGGGCGTATTAAGCTTCAGACATACCAAGTACCTCATCGTGAAATAAGCCATGTTACTATCAAAGAATTTAATAAAATAATAGCGTTTGTTAAAGACCCTGTACTTGCAAGCCTATATGGTACTCTATTTGGTACAGGAGTAAGGCTTGGTGAGGCTTTTAAGCTTAATGAAGGCATGTTAAGCTCTAATGGGTCAATTTATATATCTATGCAGCTAACTAGAGATTTTTCAACTAGACAGAGAAAAAATAAGAAAAACTATAGAACTATATTGTTGCGTGAGTTTAAAGATAGCTTCAAAAGGTGGTCTGATGTTGAGAATAAAAATGAATATAGAAATAACTGCTCACACTATTTAACATTTGCGGCAAAAAAAGCATTCCCAAAAGACAAATCAAAGCATATAAGTCCACACGACTTAAGGCACTCATACGTTATAGAAATGCTGTCTAGGGGTGTACCGTTGGATAAATGTGCAAACTTGATTGGTGACTCGCTAAAGGCTACTGAAGAACATTACGCTGGGTTTGTAATTAGAGACGTTGAGATTGATATGGTAAATAGAATAATAGGGCAGGGTAAGTAAAGCAGTCGCGTATTTCTACCACCACCTCTAGCCATAGCCAGCCAATTCACTAACAAGCTTTTTTAGTAGCTTTTTTTGTTACTTTCTTTGTAACTTTTTTTACAGCTTTTTTAGCCATTGTTGCCTCCTGTTTTGTTGATGTTAATAACCACTGTCATATACAACTCGCACATTCTCAGCTTTGTACAAATCGTCTGGTGAAATGTACTTCATGCCAAGTGTAGCGTCCTCTGTAATACTCAACTTAAGCCTACGATCAAAGTCACTCATATATATAAGCTCTGAGCAATATAAAGCCTCTGTACCAAGTTCAAACGTATCATCGTACTTTACTCCATCAAAACCCTCAGCCTTTGCCACAACAGCATTAGCATATGAATCGTCGAAGTCAGTACACTCTAAAATCACCACTCGGTCACTCTCTTTACAAATATCAAAGAAATAGCTCTTAGTGAAATCAGTGTGAGTCATCTCGACAATTTCATGGCTTTGGCTAAAGTTACGATTCTTTACACCCACCAAATTACGACATACTAAAGCAGCATGGCTAAACTCACCTGGCACTACCAAGGCTGATAGCTTACGCTTATCTACACAAAGTATAATATGCCCTGGCTTAAGCTTTACATAGCCCTCAAGGAAGCGTGCTCCTGACATTCTAGGCAATCCTGTAGTGAAGCGAATAAACGGTACTGCGTGGTCCATAAGCCATTTGTACATTGCTGTTTTGATAAAAAATCTAATTAAATATTTCATGTTTTTTCCTTAAAGTATTTATCAAGACCTTTGTATATTCCATCTACTTGCTTTGGTGTAAGCTTGAATGTTTGAGCATTCTTTTTGTGGTCTGTTAGTATAAGTATTGACCAGTCATTTTCGTTTTTTTCATTTGGACCCAAAGCTATATCATTTGCTATTTTTGGCGGTGTTGATCTTAAATTTCTGTTTCTTTGTATCATAAATTAACCTCGTTTTCAGTTAAAATAGCATAGAACATTTTTTCGATTTCCTCTATGTCAAATTGCTTTACTTCATTACTGTATTTACGAATAGAACGTAGCTTTTGCGAGTAGTCCCACAGTGCTGAGTGCATCTTACCAGCAGAGATTGCCATTTCCATTTCTTCACGATCTTCTATGCGATCAAATTCAAGTATTAATTTACTCATTACAATTCCCCTATGTATTCAAAACTTGGATCATTCTCAAAATATTCCGGTGTGAATGCTGTAAGTAGCCAACTCCAATGTTTTGAGAAAGATACAAGCACAAAGATTTTCTTGCCACGCCGAAAGTAAATTACGTTCGCACTTTCGCACCAATAAAGCTTCACTTTTCAATTTCCTCTCGTAATTGCTTAAGCCCGCAGACGCACTTTTCAAAACATCTGGACAAGTCGTTACTTTTTCTATGATGTATCGTATAACCGTCTAAATCATAAGCAAGCTTTTTCAATCTGATGATTTCTTTTTCTCTATCAATTACTTCACAAGCCATTTTCTTGAGCTTCTCGATTTCTTTCTGCGCGAATTTGTAGCCGAAGTTGGCTCCATCTTTAAAAACATTTTCTACAAGCTCTAGATCAGGTTCATCTCCATATTCACATAGATCTTTGATTTTTTTCTCAGCCGCCTCATCACGCGCTTTTTCAAATTCATTTGTTGTCATTTCTCACACCTTCCATTTTAAAAAACCACACGCCGCTGATGTTGGTAAATACTTTTTCAATCTCAAACTATCTAAGGAGGCTGAATGCCAAATAGTTTTTAAAAGCTAAGCACCGTCTTTCGACACACCAACGGCGCGGGTTAGATTATTTCCTATACTCCACAGCGTAACCAAGCTTAACCATCTCTGTACCGACATCAATACCAGCAATATTTATCTCAGCTAAGTATCTACCGAATGAATCAGTCTTAGTCGTTTTAATCACCACATGCTTATTTAAAAGTAAATTAGTGATAAATACTTTAGCCTCAAATGCTTTTGCTTTTATAACTGGGTCTTTATCGATAAGCTCAGGTGTGTTAATCCCAAGTATTCTTAGTCTCTGTGCTGTGGTCATTTTAAAGCCAACATCGATTAAAGCATCGACGGTATCTCCATCTACGGCGTTGATTATTACAGCATTATATTCGTACATTACGCAAAATCCTTTCTTTGTCTAACTTTTCCATAAGGTGACACATAATATTTTCTATGCTTTTCCCTTAACTCAACAAACTCAGGACGCTCACACACAACGTTGCGAAAGTATGGATGATCTTTTTTGCTAATGTATTTGTGGAAATTCGTTATTGACCAGCCCTCTTGCAGGTGTGCCCTTAAGTAATCTACTAACTTTGGATCGTTTACATCTAGCTTCATTTTTTACCCCACAAAATACACTCTGTTCTAATCTCTGGCGCCATAGTCTTGCCAACTAATACCATTTGTTCAAATGACCTAGCCCTCTTGCATTCCCAATCATCTTTTTTTAATTCAAATGTTGGCTTATTTTTATTTTGATAATCTTCATAAATTAAATATGGAATAGAAAAAAATCCAACTATACTAACAATCAATACAACTAAAATCATTATAGACGCTAGTCTTTCAAAAAAAACGGACTCTAATACATTAAATATAAAATTATCCATACTATTTCAATCTCTCACACTGATAAAAATGTTTACCTACGCGTATCTCATTACCATTAACTACATCTTTTTGATCAACACTTGTGCCAATCTGTTTGCCAGTCATTATGCCCATAAAAAATACTATTACTATTGCAGTCACTTCGACTCCCTTTGTGATAATCATATGCCCTCCGCGTATCTGTATTCTTTACGCTTACTTTTTGCTTTGCCATTGCATGTAGCGCATAAGGCTGAATCAAGGCGTACTCGAGTAAATGAAACGTTACACTTAGGGCAATTTACGACTCTACAATCAATGCAAGTACCACTCTTATGATTTGTTTTGCGTCCACAGCCTTTATTACATGGATCGCCACCAGCGGGCTTTCGTCTACGAAGTATGTCGTAGGTCATGTGTCTAGATAAGTTTGATGTTTCCATTATTTATTCCTTTTAAATCCAATATTTTCCCATTTACGTGTCATCGCTGATTTAAGATTCTCTCAGTCACTCGAATCAAAAGCTTGCCCCACCTTAATCACTGTACCGTCCTTAAGCTTAGCGAATGTCTCATATCCTAATCGTGTGCAGTAAAACGTGCGCTTAATTGCGTGCTCTGCTAACTCTTCTGCTGGTTCATTATCAAATTGGTCGCGTAGAAAGTAGAATTGCACTTGTTCTTTGTCGTGCTCGATGTCGTGTTGATTTACGGCGCTCATGCAAGCTCCTTAGTAAAATCATGGAAGGTGCCATTAACAAATCCTTTGTGCATAGCTAGCGTACCTCTACGACAAAGTGTCACTGGTTGAAATTCTGGACGTGAAAGTGCTGATCTTAAGTAAGCTGCTTTAAGCAATACCAATTGCTCTGTGGTTACATCTTTCAACCCAACACGCTGAGACCAATATTTAATATTAGCTTGTAGGTCTTTTTCTAAATAACCGTGCTCATCTTTCATTGAATTAAATAATGTATTTGCAGAAAGCTTATCTGCATCAGCAAGAATAATTACATGACCTGTACCGTTCAAAACTGCCATATCAAAATAATAAGCAAACCATGCAAACTTATTCTCTGGTGCTTTAAAGAAGGCTTGTGTCGCTAAAGACTGTTTCATAGCAAAGTGACCCATATCAATGCCAGCGTACTTAATCTGCATCGCCACCATCTCAGGACATTTCCAAAAAGCTCTAAGCTCAGCCTTAACAGGCTCGATTACCTTAGCTGTGTTATTGCTCCAATGATTTGCTTCACTAATTGCTTGAGTGTCACTTGGAATAGAAATTATGCGATAATACTCAGTCCATACTGTTGGCATAAGTAGTTTTGCTTTAGCGTGACCATTGTTAGTAACATACTCTTTAACTAGCCTTTGCTGATTTCCCCACTTAATAGTCCAACCTAGAGCACCACAAGTTAAACCAGCACCATCAAAGTTTCCTGTTATGTTTGCCCATGGATCGTTACCTTCAAATGTTTGTGAAATTACTAGTGCACGCTTTGTCCAATTTGTTAGTAAATCCTCTGGTGGTTTTGAGTCAATAGGCTTAGGCAAAACAACGCTAGGAGTATCAACTACACTTGGGGGTGTCACTGGCACGCTAACGTTGCTCTGCTTTTTTGCTGTAAATAAATTCTTAATCTTTTGCCATAATGTCATTTGTTACCTCGGTGTTAATTGGTGTACCGATTGTGCAGAAGTTCGGTACCACACTTTTGGAAAAGCCCATGGACGGGCACTGCACGCTAGTCTTTTCTCATTTACAAAATTGTTTAGCAAAGATTAGAAGTGTTCTCGTGTTGCACAACATTTAACTCTGAATAAAGGTATTTTCTAAGAACGTATGAAGCGTGTAATTTTCTGCTGTATGTACCGTTATTTGATTTAAGTCCAATTTTCACTCTTGCATTCTTTGGAGTTAATTCTTTCTCTTCCATTAGGTAAGCCATCTTCCATATTTTTCTTACTTCATTTGGCTTGCTTCCATTCTCTAGCATTTCTGTGAATATCATTTTTCGAATCTGTTTGTTTTTCATAGTTCTCCCTCTACGTGGTTAAAAATATCTTCATATACGTTTAATTTGTTTAAATACTTTTCAGCTTCTTTATCGAATTCTTTGTCAGTGAAATACAGCTTACGACCGAGTAAGATCGCTTGCGCTTCATCTTTATCAGCCATCAGTGTCTTTACGAGGCTCAATAGACTTCGCCCGCTTGGATGCCGCAAGAAATGAGGTTGATGCTTGAACATTGCTAAAAGGACTTCCAGCGTCTCTGTTGGCGTGTCTAGACCATTCAGGGTAACGATGTTTATCAAGCTCAATAAATTCTTTTCCTCGTTCTTGGTTAACGTCGCCGATCTTATATCCATTTTCATAAGTGCCCTTTTTGGTTAAATAAACACATTTACCAATTACCTTAGTTACCATGCTGTCATCTCTACCTTTTGCTATCCTAAAGAATGTTTCTACTTTCCCACTGTCTGAATAGGCGCCTGTTGCAAATGTAATAGCTAGCGTACAGACCTTGAATATATCAGAGCTGCCGTGAAACTCTTCCTGTCCTGGACAAAGCTCTGTGGAAAATTTGTCACGCTTTCTCATGTGTGAAACTAAAATGATTGGTATGCTAAGCTCTAAAGCTAAGTCTCTTGCTGTTTTGAGTATTTCTTTTATCTCACTATTCTCATTTGTAGACTCAAGGTCCATGTAATGAAGGTGGTCTAAAATGACCAAGTCCGTTTCACTTGAAATAGAAGTGATAGTTAATAGAAGATCATTTAGATCAAACTTACCTTTTTTATAATAAACATTAAGTCCGTTTGTTTTATGAATAAACTTAGACGCAGCAGCAGCTTCGTACTTTGCTAAAGACTCTTGGTAATCACCAAACTTCCAATTACGGTAGTTAATATAAATTCCAGTAGGTCGATTTGGATCAGAGAAATATTCATTAGCGAAAAGCTGAAACTTAATCCGTTGCTCAATTTCAAGATAGCTAGCCTCAAGCGCAATGTAGTGTACTCTTTTTCCATTAGCTACGTTTGCTAAAGCGATGTTTGTACACAATTGCGTTTTTCCTGATCCGCTGGCTGAGCCAATTACTATTAACTCATTCTTGCAAATCCCTACATTCGCATCATCTAAGTAATCAATTCCAAACTTAAGCAATCCATCGCGTCCGTTTTTACGTAATTCTATTTCTTCAAAAGCCACTTCATGTGATTTAACGAATGCCATTATAAATCCTCGACTCGTCCATGTGGTTTTGGTTTTTGTACTGAAGGTATTACAGTCACTTTTCCAGCGTCTAAATCTAACCAATCACGCCATGTGCTAGTCCAACTTGAAAACATTTTAATGTATTTTGGATCAGTCTCTTCAATAGCTAAGTGTCGTATGTAATTTTCCAATGCTTTTTTAACTAAGAAAAGATCAGACTCGCTTTTGATTTGGTTCTGTAGTCTTTTTAGACCTTCCGTTTTTCCTGCTTTTCTCGGATAAATAGAATATATTTTCTCTTCTATAGTTTGTTGGCTACATTTGTATTTTCTATTTGTAGTAGATTCATAAGATTGCCTACTTTCTTCAATAGAATACTTAGAAACTAACATTTCAACATAAGCGATTAGCTTGTTAACTTTTTCATCTAGAATCTCGACCTGTTCACGCAAAGTAATTTCCATTGCTACCTCCTAAAACTCTAGCTCTGTTTGATGGTCTTTTAGTGATGCTTTAAATGAAGATACTAATAGCTTAGCTTCGTTAAATCCGTATCTTGGTGTTTCTTTCCATGTATTCATTCCTGTAAGGTTGAACCTAGCCTTAATCATTCTCATTGCTCTGCTGCTGTCTTTTGGATCTTTGGACACGCGCTTAATGCTGCTAATTAGATTACCAAGATCCATTATTTGATCGTAAGTTAAGGTGTCGTTTTCTTGCTTTGCTTCAATTGCTACAACTTTGATTTCTTCACTAAGGCGCTGATTTGAGGACTCAAGTCTTCTCATGTGTCGAACATGGTTTTCTAAAATATCAAGTGGGCTAAGCTCTTCTTTTGGTACTACTGAATAAGCACCTGTTTTCCTGATTGATGGCAGAACTTCAGAAGTAATCCAGTCTTGGAACTTTAATGCGTTTGGTTTTTTGGACTTCAAAACTAACTGATATAAACCAGGCTCAGAAACAGCGGTTATTTCTTCAGCGTCGACTATAACTCGACGGGTCACATTTCCAACCAATCTTGACGTAGCGTCTCTATGATATTTTATACAAAGCACTTCGCAAACATCTTTGACAGACCACCATGAGTTACCACTCTCATCAATGTGAGTCCTTATCTCGTTACCTTCAAATTTAAATACCTCAACCGCGCTACTTCCCATTTTGTCTCCTTTTGGCAATACAATGCCTTTGCCATTAATTTGGCGTTAAATTTTACCTAAAATGTCTGCTAACTTTTTAAACCAGAGTTATTGTGTAATACTCGGTGTCTGGCTTTCTGTACTTCTCAATATCAACTCCATCGTTTCCAATCTTTGTAGTATCAATTGCTCCACGCCGCTTAGATTTACGAATACGAATGCCTTCGCATACTTCGCAAGTGTGGGTCATGTTTTTGATTATTTCTTCTTTGATTTCATTAATTTGCTTTTCAGTCTCTTTAGCTAAATCTTCATGCCTTGCTAGAATGTCTTTAAGTACTTTCATTTGCGAGAATAACGACACTGACTTCTCATCAGTACGCTCAATTTCATCAGCATCAGTAAGTGGTGGTGGCGTATTAGTTAAAACGTAGTTAAACCAAAAATCAGATGCTTCCTTAATCATTAAAGCCTTACGCTCTGGATTTGATTTATAAATAACTACGGCCGTATCAACAATGCCGCCACGCTTTTCGTCTACAGTACAAACCATAAAGTGAGATTCGTTTGAGTCTGCACATTCTAATTGATGCTCTAGCTGATCAACGTACTTTGGGTGAACGATACCTTTTTTAGCTAAGTCCATTACTTCTTTTCCAGCACATTTAATCTCTAAAACAATTTTATTTTCTTCGTTAAAGCCATCAAGATTAGCAACAAGCAATGGATGATTCTTGCTTTGGATATTCACAGGGCTGAATGAAAGGCCTGTATTAAGCTCATATATAGCTCTAGCAATTGGCTCATACTTGTTTCCCATATCCATTGCGTAGTTACTAGGACGTGGCTTTGATAAACCTTTTTTGTCGTAATATAAAGATCTCTTCGTACCGTAATCCTGAGCACCAGTAAGAATACCAACGTCACTAGACCCAATACTTTCACGTTTTTTTTCGATTTCAGCTTCGGTTAATGACATTGGCTAACTCCTATTAAAAATTAAATGTGTCTTCTTTTTTCATTCCAAGATCTTGCTTAATCTGTGCGAATAACCCTGTGTTAGATGCTACTACGGCTTTTGATCTAGGTGAGTTGATACCAGCCCAAGATACTTTAAATCGCGTAACACCTTCGTAAGTTTCTTCTACAACTTTAATCTTGTGACCACTCTCAGGGATTGCAAAAGCCTCAATACCTTTACCCATGTCAGCCCAATCATTACCGATAAAACCACACTGTACTAATGTGCGTGCAGTTATCTCTTCAGCTTTTGGTGATGAAATGAACCCTTGCCAGTAAATTTCGCCGTCCTCAGTTCCGAACTTCATAAAGATGCGTGCTTTTCCTGTTTTAGTTTCGCTAACACCAGCACCGATTAGCTTTGCTTTCATAAATCCTGTTTTCATAATGTCTCCTTTAATTAGGCCAGCAGTGTCTCAGTCACAATGGGAAGAAAGGTGTACTTCGGCTGAAGATCAGGATGATTAGGTCTAAGGACAAAAGACATCCCATCGAAGGTATTCCAAGACACCACTGGCAGTTTATTTTAATAATTTAAGTTTGGTTTTCATTTGCTCTAAGCGAATAAGATTATCTTTATTATCGTTTAAAGCCTTAAGAGCAGCTTCGTGGTTAAAGTCTGGCTGTTTGATTGTGCCAATTAAATGAAGGCATTCTGAGAACAGTGAGGCGTCTTTAACTAGTGCTTTAGCGTCTTCTGCATCTGTGTCTCTGTCTGATATTACATTTAACAAGTTGCACAAATTATACCGACGTCCGTAGGAAAAGGCAGCGCCAACTTTTTGAGGATCTTGTGACGATAGAGGAAAGAATGATGCAACAAACTCTTGAGTACCGCAATCTACTATTCTTGTTTCAATACCATCTTTAGATGACATATTAACTATTAATAGGTCTTTATCGTGAAGTAATGGGTCTACAACCTCAATTAAATCTTCAAGCTTGATGTAATCGCTTTTGAAGTGTGGATTTTTACCACCTTTTCTCACTGATACCTTTGTCTGAATGCTTTTTATCTTTTGGTAGATGTTGTCCATTATTTCCCCTTTATGATATTTTCTTAATAACCTGAAGAGAATACAAAACGACAATAGTTTCAATATAAAAACAACATAACGCCACACAATGATTCCATTTATACCTAAAATAGACGCGTTGCAATGACTTCAGATCAAAATGAAACGTACTACAGGCTAATACATCTTACTATGTCGTATTATAATATTACATGTCGAGATAGTACGTATCATACAGTACGCCACATATTGATACGTACTACTACGTATCGTCACGTACGCTCCAATATGAATATGTTACACTGAGAATTGTTTATTACTAAAATCATTGTGGTATACTAAATAAAATACTATAAAAACCGATTACAAATTATGAATGATGATAAACAGAACAAAATTCTATTCGGGAAAGGACTTAAGCTAGAGCGCGAGCTTCATTGCTTAACTCAAGATGAGTTTGCTGAAAAGCTTGGTCTAACTAGAAGTTCTGTTTCAAACGTAGAGTGTGGTGACGCATCGTTTGGTGAAGAGACGATGAAAAAAGTATGTGCAATACTTAATACAACATACCCTGCACTAGTTGATTTCGGTAAAAACAAGTACAACCCAACAGGTAATGTTAATATTTCCTCTCGCAGAATTGGCGAAGAGATGAGAAAACGTGGTTGGAATACAGAGGCTATGTCTAAGAAGTCAGGAATCTCTATTGGTACATTAAGGTCATACTTATACGCCTACAGGTATCCATCAAGCCGAAGTCTGATACTAATATCTAAAGCACTTAATATTTCACCAAGAGAGTTATTGGCTGAAAACATATTGGCTGATCAAGATGTAGTTAACAAGTCTACAGTTGTAGAAAAAGAAATATCTGTATCTAAAATTGAAGATTCACATATGACAGATAGGCTTTCAAAGCTTAACGAAAAGGTCACTGCCTTAGAGTCAAAGATAGAGATTCTTACTACTCTTTTATCTAAGCTAATTTCTAAATAACGCTGCGTATAAGCTGCGCATTGTGCCTCATACTATTTGTGGGGGTGTTAATGCACGATTTTATACTGTGTATCTCTGACCTACACGCACCTTATGGGCATCCAGACACAATACCATTCTTAAAAGCTATCAAAAAATTGTACTGGAATAGGTCAAATAATCCAATAACTGTATCTTTAGGTGACGAAGTAGACTTTCATTCAATTAGTTTTCACGGTGCTGATCCAGGCTTAAGCTCACCAAGCGATGAGTTACAAAAAGCAATAGATCACTTACAGCCAATATATGACCTTTTTCCCAATATGATGGTAATGGAAAGTAATCATGGGTCGCTAGTATATAGAAAACAGAAGTATGCTGGATTGCCTCGTGAGGTGTTTAAATCATATCGAGATGTGTTGGAGGCTCCAAAAGGCTGGAAGTGGTACCCAGAGCTTACACTTAAAATGGACAACGGCCAAGACGTGTACTTTTGCCATAGTAAAGGTGACGCTCTTAAAGTCTCTCAGAGCATGGGAATGTGCCACGTTGCTGGACACTTGCATGAGAAGTTTTACGTGCAGTACTGGGCCAATAGCATCGCTTTAAACTGGTCTATGCAAATAGGGTCGTTGGTTGACGATAATTCCCTAGCATTTGCTTATAATTCTACAAATATGAAAAGGCCAATAGTCGGCACTGGGGTCATAATAAACGGCCAGCCAATGCTTGTACCTATGGTGCTTGATAAAAAAGGTCGATGGATTGGCGAAATACTATGATGCGCAAAATAGCTACATTCGATATTTTTGGATCAAGTTGGGATGCATTCAAAACTGATGAGATTGACCCATCACTTGCTGGATACTGTGATTATGACAAGCAAATCATTTGTGTTAACAAAGAGCTTAGCGGCCAGCCATTCGATGAAACAATACTTCACGAGTTTTTACATGCACTATTTCTACGCTTAAGCTTTAAGCAAAGCATACCACATGAGCTTGAAGAGGTAATGATTGACCAAATAAGTAGGGGTATTAGCGAGTGTTTTAGTATGAAGGTAAAAAAGAAATAAGACATGGACTGTGAACATAAATAGCTGTTCTCGCGGTGAGTCGTAGCTCAACTTTTGTCTAGTTTTATGATACAATATTTCTTGTATTTGTATTCATTCTTACGAATGTACTAGTTAATTAAACGTAAATATACCTTCAAGCGATAGCTTGAAAGCTGCGCAAGCAGCGGTCGTCCCCTCCCTTGTATCAAAGTATGATGTTTAACAGAGATAAGTGTACCTTAGTAAAAGGTAGTTAAATTAAATACAAAATACAAATTCAGTTAGTTAAAAAAGAAGACATGGTAGGGATCAATGCCTCGCTAACGCTCGTCGTTCGGAGGGGAATAAATTGTAAATAACACGTCACAAGGACAGCTTATTTTTGTGACAACGCATAAGTGATTAGTAAAAATTCATGCATGAAAACATCGTCATGCAAGGCAAAAGGTCGCAGGCTGTCCCAAAAAGTAAAAGAAATGTTACTTTCAAAAGCACCATCATTAGTTGAGGATGACATTGTCGTAGTTCCTAGCGGAGTTAACGGTCCTGATTTGCATTTGTCTCCATTAGCAAAATCAATTTACCCTTTAGCAATAGAGTGTAAAAACCAAGAGTCGCTGAATATATGGGCAGCACTTAAGCAAAGCCGTGAGCATGCTGTAGGTAAGAATACTAAGCCAATAGTCATGTTTAGCCGTAATAGAGAGCAATTTATTTACGTTGCTTTGACGCTAGAGGACTTTCTTTCGCTACTTATTAAGCAGCAGTAGTTTGTCAATTTTGAAATAATTTAATTTACGTTTAGCTTTGTTTATAAGCATTAACGCATGTACACGTTGTCCAATATTGAATTTTTATTGAGTATTTACTTTTCTTAATTGCAAATATACAACTTTTAATTTATCACCCTCAAACACAAAAACGATTCACCAATAAAAAGAGAGAGTTATAGATGAATAATATTGAAACAGTAGAGTCTTTCGAGAAAGCTATAAAAGACTATGGATATTTTTTACCAGACTCGTTTATTGGTGGGTTACTTAATGATTTTTATTATGCAGTAGTAGACACAGATGTAAATGTTGTAATTGCTAGCAAAAATTTCATAGAGCTTATATCCGAAAATGGTGAATCTATTTTTAAACATAGGTTAAATACTTTCATTGATTTAGATTTCAATATGTTGAGAGATGTTACTGTTGATAAGGAAGTAAGTGGAAAGTATGAATTTAACATAAAAAACAATCTAGATGATGGTTATTCATCAAACTACTTTGTGCCAATTAAAGCTGCAAAGGTTCACTATAGAGAAGATGCTTCATTTGTTGCATATGCTGTTGCCTTTAAAAAGCGTGAAAGATTTGCAAGGATACTTAAGATAGTAAAAGATGACCAAACTATATTGTAAAACAGATGTTATTTCTCAACATACTAAGAGATTCAATACCATCAACATAAGACGTATATACCATAGTGCTTTTAATGTCCTTGTGACCCATAGCAAGCTTTACTAGTAGAATGTCCTTAGACTTTTTGTACGTTTCTATAGCAAATGTATGTCTCAGTCTGTGTAGGCATATATTACCTTTAGCTGTTTTCTTTCTTTGTACAAATCCATAGCCAATATTTCGAAGCTGCCTTGTGTCGATGCTGAATAGCTTTTCGCCACCATTTATATAAGATTTAAGTGATTCATATACGTTGTCGTTTAAAGGCAGCCTGCGGTCATTAGAGCCCTTACGTCCATGGATGAGTATAGATTTAGTCAAATGGTCAATGTCATAGCCACGAGTGCTTAAAAGCTCTTGAGAACGTGCGCCAGTAATAAGCAGTAATGCTATCATTAGTTCGTTACGGTTTAGCTGTGGTTTGCTGAATCGACTTATTAGTGTGGACAATTCGATTGTGCTTAAGTGGTGATTCTCAGTAATTTGATATTTATTATGCATATATTTTTCCTTTATGCGCATAAAATAGGGCCAAGCTAGCTTTATTGCTGTTGAAACAAATAAACCCAAACCATGAGCGTGCTAGCAAGGCCCCAATAAGTTAATTATTGTTGTGCTGCTTTAATTCCAGCTTTAATGCCTTCTTTTCGTGGCGTACTACCATAATGTATCCATGGCTCATAAGGACAGTAAGGAACCCATGCGCTGTCACCCTTTACAAGCTTATAGCCCTCTTCAAAGCCATCGCAAAAATCAGAGGCAAGTGCAAGTGTCGATGCTGATACAATTAGTAAGGCGATTAGTGTTTTCATAGATACTCCTTTGTTTATAGGTTTGACCAATTTAATTTACTATTTAAAAGCTCAACTGATTTCTCGGCTAATGTTTCGCTGGTTACGTAGCAAAGTAGCTCAAGCGTTTCATCGATATGAAGTTTGAGTATTGCGTACTTAGCTGTAGAGATTGGCATGTAGAGATATATCATTTGTTAGCTCCTTTTATATCGTGATGCGTCGTATATTATTTTATTAAGCAAAAGGAATGCCGACTTGCCTGTTCATTTAATACGATTTGACAGTGTCGTTTTGTAAAACTTATGACACAATTTGTGTGGTATATTGCAGTAAGTCATCGTATAAACTATGGTATTGACTGGTTTGTATAAGTTATTCACGCTGTGTAATAGTTATACGCCACGCCGTAAGATTAAGTGTCGTTTTGTAACATGAGCATTTTGATAGCAAAAGCGTGGAAGAAAAGCCGATTAGTGGATTTTTAGGGGGATAGAGTAAAAACTCGAGGTGAGAGATTAGAGGTTGGGAGGGAGTTTGTAAAGCTTTTTCTTTTGCTAACATTCTGCGCCATAGACCTATTCTATACCATTACCGACTTTACCCATACTCGGCAATCCATGTGTAACTATATGTAATTGTTAATGTATATGAATTGATAGTTAATTGTTTGCAGTAATCATTGATAGATAAGCTGCTGAAGTGACCAGGGGGGGTACTCTTTTTATGGATAAACGCGAAAATGTCGAAATATCCCCTTCGCTACAAATCGATTCACCTCAAAACCCTCCACACGATGTACCAACCAATCAGCTTAACGACCAATCACTCTATACAGCTTTTACACCACCAAATACCATTAGCTCAGCGTCTACACCAAAAAGCACTAACGACTCTCCTATACAGCTTTTAGACGAGAATTCACCTAAAGCTAAGCCATCAATCGTACATCCAATGTTCTTTGAAAAAGGTGAGCCTCAACATATACCACCCGCGCCGCCACCTCCATTAGCGCCTATTACAGCTTCGCCATTACCACCTTCATATCCATCAACTTGGACAAAGACTGACATTCTCCGTTATGAAGAGTTACGTAAAGAAAAGCAGCGTTACATTCGCATAAAGAATCGTTCAAATTATGAGCGTTACGATGTGCCAAAGACTGTTCACTTAATTGTTGAATATGAGTACATGCGCTCTGGTTTAATCACTCGTCGTGTGCTGCCTATTACTTATGTACCAAAGCAAAACAAGCGAGTTTTAGATGCTCGTTTACTTGAGTTATTGCCAATCACTGAGCATCAGGCTCAATCAATGACAGGATTTCGCGTACCACTTCGTTTCATAAAAAGGGTTAACAAGCAGCGTACATTAGTTACGTACCGTATTTTATTTAAAAGTAAGTTCAACAAGCGTGACCTTAAGCCTATTAGTTCAAAAGTTGAGCGACCAACTATTTCAGACAATCTAAAGGACCTTGGAGTTATTGAAGAAGTAATTCGTGGTCCAGAGGGTGCTGCGTATGAGGACTAGCCATAACGAGCTATTAGTAGCAAATCATTCAGACATCGACTTACGTACTAAAGACAATCCTCGTTCTATTATCAACCTTGTGCCTATCTATATTTCTAAGCGAATTGAAGTAATTCCCCAAGATATATTTGAAATGAACGAAGGTGATTTAGCTAAGCAAGGTCGAGTTGACGTTATCGACAAGCGTTTACGGCATTCGTTTTGGCTAGAATATGGTGTTGCTCAAAGTAAGCGTAAAACTATGTCTATGACTGATGTCTTCCGTGGTGTTTGTAGTGAAGATTACTTTAAGAAAAGTGTGACTCTTAATTCCTTTAAGCTTGCGTACATTCTTACGCCACCTGTTGATTACAAAATTGCTCTTAACGAAATGCTTACTTTATCACTTGATGCTTTAAGGGAAATCCTTGAAATGCCCATCTATGATGAAAATGGCAAAGTAAACCCTAAAGTCGCGGCTGTTAAGCTTAGTGCTATTACTGATGTAATAAATCGTGAGCGTGGGTCAACCGTCCAGCGTATTGAAATGAAGTCACAAAGTTTGAATGTAAATGTGGAGCAGCAAGCGGAGCGTACAGTTGATGACATTGATTTGGAAATTAAACGTCTTGAGGCAAAACTTAACACCCCAAAGCAAATTGATGTCTCAAGTAGTAAAAGTAAGTCTTGATATTTTAAATATAGATACTCATCCGGGCAAAGAGTTGTGCCCAAAGTGTAAGTCCCGAAAATGGGCTTTTTTAAGGACAAAAGTGATTAAGCGAAAAGTAAAAGTCGTAAGTTGTAACATGTGTCCGCCGATTGGGGAGCACCATTGAGTAGAGACGAGCAGCTTAAACTCCTTAAGCAAAAGAAACTTGAAGTATTAAAAGCCGAAGCTGATATGCGTGAGAATTTGCCGCACTTATATGGGCATAAGCATTACAAGTGGAGTCGTGAGTTTTTTGAGTCTACTAATAAAATGCTATTTCTTACCAGCGCAAACCAAGTTGGTAAAAGTTCAATAAGCATCAGGAAAATAATTCATTTCGCTACCGAGCCTAAACTATGGCCTAAGTTATGGCCGACACGTCCATTAATGTTTTGGTATCTTTACCCTTCGCTAAAAGTATCTACGATTGAAGTTAAAAAGAAATGGGAGCCTGAATTTTTACCTCGTGGACCAATGCGTACTCATCCTCAATATGGTTGGCGCTTTGAGAACGAAGGTGACGTAATTAACGCTATTCACTTCAATACTGGTGTATCTATTTACTTTAAGTCGTACATGACAAATGAAACGCTACTTCAAACTGGGTCAGTACATTACTTGGCTTTTGATGAAGAGATGCCAGAAAAGTTATGGCCTGAAATAGTCATGCGTGTGGCTGGTACTTCCGGTAATATAGTCGGCGTATTTACTCCTACTCTTAGCCAACAGTTTTGGTATGACGTTATGGAGCGCCGTGGTCAAATGACTGAGCGTTTTAAAACTGCACATAAGCTTACTGTTAGTTTGTATGATTCACAGAAGTATGAGGACGGCACAGCTTCACATTGGACTAAAGAGCGTATCACTCAAATTATTAACTCACTTCCTAGTGACGATGAAATACAGCGGCGTGTTTACGGTAGATTTATTATATCGCGTGCTGGCCTTAAGTACCCAAGCTTTACTCGTTCTCGTAATGTTAAACCAGCTAAGGATGTACCAAAAGATTGGCTATGGTTTTGTGGCATCGACTCAGGCTCGGGTGGTTACAATCATCCAGCGGCAATTTGTTTCATCGCTGTAAACCCAGAAATGAATCATGGACGTGTAGTAGAGGCTTGGCGTGGTGATCGTGAATCTCTGCAAGATCTTGGCATAGAGTTTACCACGACTGGTGACATATTAGAGCAGTATTTAAAGATGAAGGGTACTCGAGAAGTAATCTCTACTAGATACGATTGGGCTGACAAAGATATGGCAACACTTTCAGAGCGTAATAGTTTATTCTTTGAAAAGGCTGACAAGTCTCATGAGCGTGGCGAGGGTATGCTTAATACTTTATTTAAAAACTGTATGCTCGACATTGACGATACGCCGATGAATCAAGGCTTAATTAACGAATTACTTTCGCTAAAGAATGAAACTAAAAAAACAAAAGCTGTAGACGATTCTATTGATTCTTGCCGATATATTATCACCTCAATCCAATGGGATATGTCTAATATTTCAGACAAGTACGTTATTAAAGTTAAAGACACTGAAGTTAGCGAAGAACAAGCAGCATTCGATTCAGTGCAAAGACAAATACATCAGGCTCGTAATGAATATAAACAACAAGATGAAACACAATCATTAATAGAGGAGTGGAATGAGTATTATGGATATTAAAACAACAGACGCTAGGTCACTCGGTGCCTTAGCAAAACTAATCGAGACGTGTAACAAGAATAACGTAGAGAGTTTGAGTGTTAATGGTATTGAGGTGAAGTTTATTAATCGCTTTGCTGAATTTCCTTTAACACAAAATACTTTCAGCGCACCAGTGGTTGAACAAGACAATACACAAGCAAGTGAGACTACTGAAGTAAGGACTCCAAAATTTAGTCAAGATGCTATGGATGATTTAGCGTTACTTGACCCAGTAGAGTGGGATCGTCAAATGCTTAATGGTGGTGTTCAATGATAGAAAATAAACCAACTAAAGAAGTAAAAAAAGATAAGTATGATGTCGCTAAGCTTAATGAGATGTACACTGATGCTGACTCTGCTGATGCTACAATGTTTTCAGAGATGCGCAGTAATGTGTTGTTAGTATCTAGCGAGCACTTTCGTAAAACCAGTGAGTCATATTATTCTCGTGATACTTCTAGCTACAATGGATTAAGTGAGCAGCAGCGTCCTAAGATTAAGATCACTAAGAATCACACTGCTCGTATTATGCAAAAGATTGAGGATGGTATTGCCTCATTATCACCAGGTCTTAAAGTACATCCAGCTTTAGAGAATGAATTAAGCTGTAAGAAGTCTGCTGAGTTGTACGATTCAGTATTAGATTACGGTAAAGAGAGGTATAATTTAGCTGATAAGCGTGAAGAGTGGCTAAGATCGTTTGTAAACATGGGTGAGTGCGCGACTAAAGTGCTATGGTATAAAAACCGTGGTGACATTGTCGGGTACAATCAACTTGTGCATGAAGAGTCAGATGCTCCACTATTTTTAGACGCTAATGGTGAGATTACTGATCAACAGCAAAATATTCAACTTCAACCACATCCAGTTACAGGTGAGCCAGTACCAACACCTATTGGTGAAAATAAGCCAGCACCGGATATGAATAAGCCAGTGTACAGCGGTGATTTTGTATTTGAAACGATTCACCCATTTAACTTACTTCGCGACCCATCGGCTGAGAGTATGGAAGAGTCACCATATCTTATCGTTAGAAAAATGATTGAGCGTGATGAAGTGCTATCAATGCTTGATGAGAATGACCCAGACTACAAGAAAAAGAAATCATTTGTAGAGGCATCTGCTGAGCAAACTTACAAAGTGTTTAACACTACTAAGGGTACTTACGATGATGAGCGTGGCAAAGTAATGATGAAAGAAATTTACTTCAGACCAAGCTATGAGTTTCCAAAAGGGTGCTACAAGCATTTTACTAGCGAAGGTATTTTATTTGAGGGTAGCGAATTGCCTTATGGTGTATTCCCAATTGCTTGGCGTGCGTTTGATAAAGTACCGACTCATGCTCGTGGTAGAAGTAAGATTAAGATTATTCGTCCTTTGCAATACGAGGCTAACAGGCTTAGCTCTGCTCAAGTAGAGACACAAATCGTGCATGGAATGGACAAGATTATTACACCACCAGGCATTAAGATGTCTCAAGGTGCTAACCTTAGCGCAAAAGGTATTCAGCACTTTACTGCGGCTGGCACTCCAATTGTTATTCCAGGGAGAACTGGTGATCAATTCACAGCACCATATCAAGCTACTATTGCAGAGATGTACCAAATTGTTGATGAAGATTCTGGAATGGCAGATGCACCAGCACAGCTTGACCCGTACTCTATGTTATTTAGATCAGCACAACGTAAGCAAAAGTATGGAAAATATGCGACATCGTTTCAAGCTTTTCTTAAGGACGTGTACTGGATTTATCTTCGTTTAGCTAAAAACTATTTCGATGAGAATCGTTACATTAGAAGTGTTGGCGCAAATGAGGCTATTAACTTTGCTGAGTTTAAGAATGCTAAAGAGTTAGACGTACAGATTAAATTAGTTGAGCAAGCTGAAGATTCAGATTCAATGATGAGTAAGGCGATGTATCTTCAATATGCTTTGCAGTATGTTGGTAAATCTTTGCCACCTGAAGCTTTAGGTAATGTTTTAAGTAATCTACCTTTTGCTAACAGCGCACAGATATTCAAGCCGTTATTGTTAGATACTAAAAACGCTGAGAATGACATGTTAGCTATGGATCGTGGTGAGCCTCGTCAAGCTGCACCGAATGACAATCATGATTTCAATATCAAAGCTTTAACTAACAGAATGAAGTCACCTGATTTCAAATTGCTTGGTCCACAGATACAGCAAATGTACGCAGCAAAGCTTCAGCAACATCAGCAAATCATGGCACAGCAACAACAGCAGATTCAAATGGCTGAACAAGGACAAATCCCACAAACAGGTGTGATGAGTAAGTGTGACGTTTACACTATGGTTGATGGAAAGCAGTCTCGTCTAATGCTGCCAACTGATGCTTTAATGTGGGTAAACGATAAGCTTACACAGCAAGGATTGAGTCAGCAGAGAATGCACGGCCTATCTTTAGGTGATCAAGCGTCTATTGCTCAAATGCAGATGCAACAAGCTCAGCAGCAACAAGGTCAACCACCACAACAGCAAGCACCACAACATCAACCAATGCCACAAGGAGTTAGATAATGGATGAAATCATAATACAAGATGCAGTAGTAGAAACACCAGCAGCGGTTGAGGCCGCTCCATCGGTAGAAAGTACAGTTAAAGATGTACAAACACCTGTTGAAAGTACACCTACACTTAGCGATAAAACAGCCGTAAACGCACCAGAATCGACGAATGCAGCACTAGCTAAGCCAGCATGGGCACCAAGCTATAAGTTTAAAGCAAACGGCATGGAGCATGAAATCCCAGACTCATATAGGGCATTCCTTAAGTCTGAGGAGGAGCAAAAGAAGATTGTTAGGTTATTTGAGCGTGTAGAGGGGTCTAAAAAGCTATCTGAAGAGTATGAAAAGTACAAAGCAGAGTATGAGCCTAAAGCAAAAGAGCTAGGTAATTACAAACAGAGCTTTGAATTATTCAACGGTTTAGTAAAAGAAGGTAAATTTAAGAAAGCTTTTGAGTTATTTCAGCTACCAAAAGACGTTTTGTATAAGGCAGCACTAGAAAACCTAGATTTTGACTCATTGCCCCAAGAACAAAAGCAAGTATATGATCAGCTAAACCAGCAAGAGCGTCTAGCGGCACAATTTCAGGCCGAGAGAGAGACTTACGCTGCGCAAGTTCAACAATACAAAACACAAGCACTGGGTGCGGAGCTTCAATCCTCACTAGCACGTCCAGAGGTTAAATCGGTACAGGATAGATTTGAGACAGTTTACGGTGAGGGTTCTTTCAGGAATGCAATCATCGAGGCTGGTAAGCAGCACCATAAGCTAACAGGCAAAGATGCGTCTGCTAGTGAGGTGATCGACCAACTTATTGGGTTTTACAAGCCGTTCATGCAAAATCAAGCAGCGGCACCACAAGCAAATCCAGTAGATGCAATCGTTGCTCAAACAGAAAAGCCCGTACTACCAGCCACTAAGGGAAGTGGAAATGTTGTTAAAAAGAAAGTTAGCACCGTTGCCGATCTCGAAGAGCTATATCGTAATTTATAAGTAAAAAAACAAACAACCTTTTCTATTGCGGGATAACTACCCGCCTAGGAGTTAAAAATGTCAAATTTAGTGTCGAATTTCGACGTGATGTTAAGAGAGTATGCCCCAAATGAGCTACTAATGAACGAAGTAAAGCGTATCAACTGGTTCTTGGACAAAGTAAACAAAGATAAGTCTTGGCCTCTAGGTCAATACCAAATCCCAGTAGAATTGTCTGAAAATAGCCGATTTGAGTGGGGTGCTTTACCAGCAGCAAATGATATTCCTTTGGCTCAATACGCTAAGCCTTATGTATCTGCTCCTAAGCAGCTTTTAGGATCAATGATTTTTGACCAAATGGATTTATTAAGACATCAAGGCGATGTTAAAAAGTCTTTCTTGTCTATCCTTCCACAAAAGGTAAACCAATTCACTAAGCGCATGTCTGAGAAAATCAACTTGTCACTTCTTGGTGATGGATCTATCTGCCCATTAACTGCAAATGGTACTGTTGGTGGTTTAGTGACTGTAGGTAAAACTAAAGTTACTCTTTTCACAGAGCGTGAGAAAATCCAAATCAAAGACGCTGACTCTGTAGCTGTTGCTGGTTATGTTCGCGGTATCGATGTAAACGCTGGTACATTCAGTCTTTACAATGCTGCTACAGGTGGCGCTGTTGTAGATCTTTCTGCATACACTACTGTACAAGCTGCAAAAGTTTATGTTGTAGACGCAATGAACAGTGGACCTACTTCATTAGTACAAATCTGTTTCTCTGCTGCAAACGGTGGTGCTGACAGTTTATACGGTGGCGCAATGGTTAAGTCTGCAAGTCCAGTATTCCAACCATACTTTGCTGACCTTTCTGCTGCTACTACTGGTGCTACTTTCCTTGCTGCTCTTTACGATGCTTTCTACGAAGCTGAAGAAATGGGCCGTGGAGGTATCATGAAAGAAGTATTAGTGCCATACCAAGCTTTCAAATCTATCGCTAAGGCTACTGAGACTTTCCGTAAGTTTGAAATGGGAAAAACTGAGACTACTTTCGGTTCTTCTACTGTAGAGCTTACTGGTCCTCATGGATCACTAAAAGTAAGAAGTGCTCGCGGTATTCCTTCTGATAAAGCATTCTTAATCGATTACGATGCAATAACAATTGCTTCTCGTGGCGAGCTAATTAAGAAAGCCAATCCTATGTCTCCACTAGAGGCATTCGAAATCAGAAACACTACTGGCTACCAGTATATTGTGGATAAAATGGCCGAATTTGAGCTAATTGTAAAAGCCCCAGCCAATATGGGCGGACTAAAAATCGCTTCTGCAATCGCTTAATAAAAACAATCGTTTTCTGGGGGTGGTACACGCTACCCCCTTTTTCTCGTGAGGTCAAATGTCATCAGCAGTAGCTCCATCAATAGGCCAAGATCCAAGTGGTAATTTCGTTCATCCAAAGACGAATGCCGCTGGTGAGCTTATTGTCGCGGGCAGTGTTGGTGGTAGTGCTGGTACTGTCAAAATAACTGATGGTACGACCACTGCTACTATTACAGATGTCGCTGGTAAAAAGTCATTAGATGTAAATGTCACTGATATTACTTTAATGCATCAAAACGACTCTGTATCAATAGGAGATGGCACCAATAAGATGTCAGTAAACGCTGATGGTACGGCGAATATAGTAGATGCTCAGGCTGTGGCTTTACTTAACTCACTAACATCAAGTGCAACACCAAACTCAGGCGGTACTCAAGGTGCTGTGAGCGTTGGTATTACTGCTACAGAGGCTAAGGTGAGCACTTCTACTTTAACTAATAGAAAGAGCTTAACTGCATTTAATAACTCTGCTCAGACTATTTACTGGGGGTATAACTCATCAGTAACAACATCAACAGGGACGCCAATATTTGCTTCACAGATGGTTGGTTGGAATGTTGGTGCGTCTACTCATATTTTTTTGATTGCAGCAAGTGGTACTAACGACGTGAGGGTAACAGAGAATGCGTAATTACTTTGCCTCTGTTGTAGCTAAAGCAATCCCATTCGATAACTCGGGTGGTGGTACTACAGCTACGAATTTACAAGATGCAATGGCAGAAGTGGCTCAAAGAAGTGTGGTCGCAAGTTATGCAGCGGCATTAAAGATTACTCGTAAAGCAAGTGTAAATATTCTGCGTGGTGAGGCTGTTCGTGCTGTTAATAGCACCTACGTCACTCTAGCTACAAAGAATGGACCTATCGGAAATAGTATTGTGCTTGGCTTTGCTGATGCAGATGCCGCAATGGACACAAATGTAAACATAACATTGATGGGGGTAGTAAACGATCCTTCATTCTCTGTGTTCTTAGTTAATAGTTTATTGTTTTTAGATATTAATGGCGCGATTTCAGATGTGAGACCGTCAACTGGAAGTATTATGACAATAGTTGGATCATCACTTGGTGGTAACGACATATTTGTTTCAATACAAAAGCCAGTGCAATTATAGGAGTTAGGTAATGGCAACAAATAGCAGAAGAAAAGCTAAAGAGATAATTGAAGATGTAGCGGTTGATACAGGAATAGTATTGACTGAGGCAAAGGTCGAAAAACTTTCATCTGATGATTTACTTAAGTGTGAAACGTTATCTAGAGATATTACTAACTCAAGACTATTAATGAATTTAGAAGAGCAATCATTGAGAAATATGATTCTAGAGAGTGAATTATTAAAAAACAAAATTGAAAAACAAAGATTATTAGTAAGAGAAAAAGCAGAAAGCTACGAGAATGAAAAGAAGATGTATCGACTCTACGTTGAAGATATGTGGGCACGATATGGCTTTGATCCAAACTCAACATCGGTTGGTTATAACGACACTACTGGTGAAATAATCGTAACATAACCCAAGGAGGGTAATAAATGGCTCTAATTAAGGTATTATTTAAAAATGCAGATGGATTTGACCAAGAACACAGTGAGGCTGGTGATAGCATTAAGATGGCAAGTTTTGATACTGCCAATGCATCACTTACAGACGCCGCTTTATCGGATTTAGTTGGTGGTGTTGATGCTAACGGACGCCACACGCATGATGCTGCTTACTTCAAAAAGAGTGAAGCAATTAACACAAGCGCAGGGGCGGCTGATGCTGCAAAGCCTGTTAAAACAAACGCTGCTGGTTACTTGAATGATTTAATTAACAACACTACTTTAAATGCAGCTTTATCACATAGCTCATTAACTAACTTAAGTGCTGATGATCATACAATGTACTTAAAAGCTGATGGATCTCGCAATCTAAGTGCGATTCAATCTTATGCTACTCACCCAACATTTTCTTCTAACACTCAGTTAGTTGATAAAAAGTATGTTGATGATTTGCAAGTTGGATCTACTTGGTTAAACGCTGTAATTAGCAAAGTAGCTACACCTCCAGGGTCTCCTGTTGCTGGTGATAGATATTTAGTTATCGCTACTGCTACTGGTGCTTTCGCTGGTAAAGAGACTCAAATTGCTCAATGGAGTGGGTCTGCTTGGGTATTCACTGTACCTGTTGCTGGTAATATGTTGTCAGTAAATAGTGACTCTACAGGTATCTACTTATTCGGTGGCGTATCTTGGCAAGTACAAGCGTTTGAGAGCACAACTGCATCAGGTGGTTTGCAAAAAGTTGGTGTAGACATTTCATTAGCTTCAGGTGTTGCTGGTGCCGCATTAGGTCTTACTGCTGGTGTACTAGATGTAAAAGTAGACGGTGTTGGTGTTGAGGTAGTTTCAGACGCTCTACAATTAAAAGATCTTGGTGTAAAAGCTGCTAAAATTGATTTCGGTACTGGTGCTGGACAAGTTAAAGCTGCAAGTATTCCTATCGCTGATGCTGGTGGTTACACTGCTAACACTGAAGTAGAGAGTGCAATACAAGAGCTTTTCAGTTTAGTTCACGAGTCTGGTGTATCTTACACTGTAGCGGCTGGTGGTGTAACTAAAGGTTTTCCAATCTATGTAAGTGCTGCGAACACTGTAACTGAGTTTGGTGCTTTAACTAACAATAAACGAATCGTAGGACTTGCTAATGCGACTTTGACTAATGGTCAAACTGTAAAAGCTATTTTCGACGATGTTCTAGTTACAGGAGTGTTAAGTGCCGCTGTAGTTGGAATGCCAGTTTATTGGAGTGGTACAGCTTTAACTCAAACTATTCCAAGTGGGTCAGGCTCACATGTTTGGGAATTAGGTGTTGCTGCAAATGCTACAGACCTTCATGTAAATATTAAATTTGTTAAAAAGAATGCGTAATTAGATAGAGGATAAATGCCTACATTAAAGATCACAATATTAGAAAAGGACGGGGTAGAATACGACTACCCTACAGAGATGGACTTAGCATCTGCTCTAACCTTTATTGGCTTTACTGGTGGCATTAGCGGTGGGGGAGCAACCTTTAACGAGGACTCCCTTGCTGTTGATTACGATGGAAATGTCGTAACGGATTGTAATGGCAACATCGTGAGGGGAGATTAATGTCTCAATATTATTTTAAAGGAAGTGGCGCACCTGGAACTACTCCATTAGTTTACGGAGCGTCTTACACTGATTTAGTTACAGGTGATGTGTATATTTCTAATGGGATTACATCGTCTGCTAACTGGCAAAAGCTAACTCTAGGTGGTGCAGTTGACTCTGTTAATAGTAAAACTGGTGTTGTAGTTATTAATAAGACAGACATAGGTCTAAGCAATGTTGTGAATGCAGATACAACAACGACTATGAATATTACAGATTCATTTAATAAAAGATTTGTAACCGATGCTAATTTAACTACTATAGCAAATCAAAGTGGTACAAATTCTGGTGATCAGGACTTGAGTGTACTTGTCACTAAAACTACTACGATTAATGGACATACTTTAAGTTCTAATGTGAGTATTACTGCAAGTGATGTTGGTGCTGATGCAAGCGGTACTGCTTCAAGTGCTTTATCTGCTCACGTTTCTGCTTTAGACCCACACACTCAGTATTTAACTAGTGCTGAAGGAAGTGCCGCTTATGATGCAATTGGATCTTCTAGCACAGTTCAAACTAATTTAAATACTCATACCGGAAATACTTCTAACCCACATTCTACTACCGCTGCACAAGTAGGATTAGGTAATGTAACAAATGATGCCCAGCTAAAACTAGCGGCTGGTGATATTAATTCATTAACTAGCAAGGCTACACCAGTAGGTGCTGATGTTCTTTTAATCGAGGATAGTGCAAATTTATTTAATAAAAAGAAAATACTTATTTCATCGCTTCCTTCAAGTGGTGGTGGCGGCGGAAGTATAGCGTATAGCTCTGCTACTTTAAACACTGGTACTATTGGAACTGTAACAAATTACTATGAACAAAGCATATCAGTACCAACAATTTTATCTACAAATATTGTAAACTGCTGGTTAGTTATAGAAGCAACAAGCGATCATGACATTGATGATTTAACTATAGATCCACCTAAAATAACTTGTGGAAATGTAGTAGCAAGCACAGGGTTTACTATTTATGTTGAGCAAGAATGTGGAACTTTATTTGGAAATTATAAAATAGGCTACTCGGTAGCATAGGAGTAAGAAATGGCTAGAGAAATAAAAAGTGGTGCAAGTACAGATTTAATGACAGTAGACCCAGTGAGTAAAGCTGCAAGGGTTACACAGTATAAAACTGATGGAACTTTATTAAATACTGAGTTTATTGCTGAGTACATGGTAAGCGCATCAATTCTAACTACTGCTGCGCTCGCTACAACGGTTGGATTCTTTACTATAAGAAATGGCGCGACTCGCACCATGGTACTAAAAGAAGTAAGTATTTTTAGCGCGTTCTGCGGAACCGCTGCTGCCACCGCCCTACAAATCGGTTTAGATAGATTCACTGCTGGCTCGACGACTCCAACGGGCGGTACTGCAATAACTGTATTTCCAGCTGAGAATTCTGGCATGTCAGCGTCTACCGTTGCAGATTGTAGAGTATGTGTTGCGGGTACTGGGTTGACTCTAACAGGTGTAACAAAGTCCGGCACTGTGGCTATAACTGTAGTCCCAAGATCTGTGACTGGTGCTTCAATTAACTACGTCTTCGATAAAGATGTTGAGCTGCTTCCTAATGAAGGACTTGTTCTTTATCCTTATGCGACCGGAGTAATTGGAGACGTATTTGCTATCAATTTATATTGGGGTGAAAAATAATGTCACAACTTAAAAGTGGCGCATCTGCTGATTTACTTTCAGTGGATGCAACATCAAAGGCAGCTAGATTCACAGAGTATGAAACTAATGCTGAGACGGAATTGTTAGAAGCATACCCTGAGTATATGGTAAGCGTTGACATGGTTTGGTCTCTAACAGGAGGCGGTGCAGGTGCTTATCAATTTGTTATGAGAAACACTTCGTCGACTAAGCGTATTAAGTTAAAAAAATGTGATTTCATAGTTTCATTCTATGGAACTGCTGCTGCAAGTAACCAACAATATACTTTACAAAGATACCCCGTAGGGTTTTTCACTTCAGTTTCTGCTGGTGTTTCTCTTACTGCAATTCCTGAACTATCAACGAATGCAACAAGTATGACACAAATATTTATGGCAGATGGGACTGCGACAACTCCACTTGCTGCAACAATTTCTCAAATTTCTGCACCAGCTCAGTCTATATTTAATGCGATAAATCCTCGATCTCTAACAAGCAAAAAGACAATCTGTTATTTTGACCGTGATTTAGAAATATTGCCAGGACAAGCACTAGGAATAATTTCGCCAAACGCTGGGGTAATAGGCGATGTTTTAAACGTAATTTTATACTGGGAAGAAATATAAGGAGTAAAAATGCCTTCAAATACTTTATTTAAACCTCTAAGTAACGCTGAATTTACAGCTGATAAACTTAACTTTCATGGTCAAGGTGCTATCGGCGTATGTGATGTTCACGAAGTGAGTGCTGCTACAGACCAAAACCCAGCCGTATTTTCTAATCAAGAATTACACATTGATTTAGAAGTTCTAGAAGACACGCTTTTATCAGGCGGTATTCTAATGGTTAAAGGTGGAAAAATGGCTGATAAGATTTCTATGCAAGTCTGCCATCCTACTGCTGGAATACTTAATGAATATGTCTCTAACTACAGAGTATGTGAAGATTCACAAAAGCAATTTGAGCTAGAAAATGCTTACCCTGCAAAGTTAATGACTGGACTTATCCTAAGAGTAAAGTATGAGGCTTGTGAAGAGCCTGGCGTTCGTACTATCGCTGTAAACTATAAACTTCATAAGGTACTTGTATAATGGCTAGATGGCATCAAAGAGAAAATAAAACAAATGCAGAGATTGTGTACATCTATAAGCAACAAGCAAAGAGCTATAAGACGATTGCTTATGTTCAACTAATTTTAACAATTATTATCGCAATATTATATTTCAAAAAGTAGGTAGAAATGAAAATCAAGAGTCAGCTAAAAGATGCACAGCTAGAAAACTTAACCACGGACCCTACTAACTTGCCTGATGGTAGAATGTGGTTAAATACTACTAGTGGCCTTATTAAGAAAGTAATTGGTGGTGTTGTAAAGGTGGTGGCGACTGCTGACAATGCGATTACTTTAACCAACAAGACGATTAGTGGTGCAACAAATACTGTAAATAATGTGCCAGCGGCGAATATCGTAAATACTCCACTTGGTAATCTTGCTGCAAGTGACGTTCAAACAGCTTTAAACGAGCTACAAAGCGATATTGATACTCGCGGTCTACAGTCTGATGTAAATACTCGTGCGCTGGCTAGCGACCTTTCTACGACTAATGGAAACGTAACTACTGTAAGCACTAATTTAGGTACTCATACAAGTGCTACAACTTCTGTGCATGGTATTGCTGACACTTCAACTCTATTAACAACAACAAATGCTAAAGTTGTAACATTAAAAGATATAGATGGTGGGACAGCAACGAACACCTCACGCTTAACTTTGCCAAAGGCTACTAAGGCTACGCTTGATGGATTAACTAGAAAAGAAGCTACACTAATCTACGCTACTGATACTAAAAAAGCATACATTGATGATGGTGCAAGTTTAACTGCTGTTGGAAGTGGTAGCGGTGGTGGCGAGAATTACATATTAAATTCAAACTTTGATACAGGACTTCCAACTGGATATTACACATATAAAAATACAGCGCAGTCTAGACCTGTTACTGGAAGTGGCGGATCAAGCTCGTTGGCAGCAATTTGTACAGCGTATACGGCTTTTGGATCAGCTAGTGCGTTATCATTTATTAAGCCAGCATCAAATACTCAAGGTGAGGGTGTTAGCTACGATTTCTCAATTGACGGCGATGATAAAGCCAAAGTGATGTCATTAAATTTATCATACATTGTTGTAAGTGGTACATTTGTAGCTGGATCAAACACTACAGACTCAGATTTAATCGTGAGCATTTTTGATGTAACTAACTCTCAAATTATTGAGCCACAAAACTTTAAGTTTCTTACCTCATCTACAACGCTAACTGGACAAGTTAATGCTTCGTTTCAAACAAGTGCAACGTCTACTTCGTATAGATTAATGATTCACTGTGCGACATCTTCAGCATTAGCGTACAATCTTTACTTCGGTAAATTCAAAGTAGCACCACAAGCGTTCGGCGGGTATGGGTCAACTGGCAAAATAACAACTCAAATTTTAACTTCTGGAACTGCAGCAACTTACACACTTCCTTACGGCTGTTCAATGATTAAAGTAAGAATGTCCGGCGGAGGTGGCGCTGGAAGTTCAAACTATGCATCTTCTGGATCTGCTGGTGGCAATGGAACTGCTACTACATTTGGAACTTCTTTACTAACTGCCAACGGCGGAACTG